GGTTGCCCAATACACTGCCGCGGCCCATGGCGCCACCGCTACCCAGTGCAGCCAGCGCGCCTTCAAGGCCTCCCCGCAGCGCCTGTTCGCGGCCGATCAGTCCGGTGTTCGGGGCCTGTGGCTGCGGTGTCATGGTCGGCCGGTACACAGGGCCTGCCGGTAGCTGTCCGGTGCTCACCTGTCCCGTGTTGCGCTGCATTGCGCCGCCTCGTCCTACGGAGTAGTTCATATCCACCTCCCAAAGCGACCCTGATAGTTGCCGCCGGAACCACCCAAGACTGCCGCTGGGTCAAAAGAGCTGTTGAGCCCTTGGTCGGCGTGTATACCCTGCTGCCCGATGTTCCCGGCAACCTGTGTGCTCCAGCCTGTCGGGCGGTTGAGTATCGGCACGTACTCAGCCTCCCAAGCACCGTAATTCGGCAACTGATGCTGGAACGCGCCGGGGTGCATCTGCTGCGCCTGATAAATTTGTGGTGTGCCGCCGAGGATGGCCTGTTGTGCCGCGACGTTACCGCCCTGGAAGTAAGAGGCCTGTGTGGGTATTGCCTGCCCGGTCAGCGCCAGTGCTTGCTGGTAGGCCTGGTTGCGATAGTCGTCACCCCGGTCATACAGCGCATTGACATCCGCGCGAGACTGTCCCGCCTGCTGTTGGGCGTAGCGCATGCCGTACTGGTTCTGGCGCTCCTGCGACTTCTGCTGGGAATTGTTGTTCCCGCCGAACAGCTTCTCACTGACCCCTGAAAATAGTCCCATTACACTGCCACCCACCCCTTCTTGGGGTCGCCTCCGATGTTGTCCTGAACCTTCCGGTACTCACCGCCGCCGGTGGTATCGATGTACAAACTGTATTGCGGCGCATTCACCACACCTTCCGGCGAGCCCGCTCCCAGAACCGGCAAGTAACGAACAACGTCCAACATAAGATCCCGGAATTGCTGGGTCATCGTTCCGTCTTTCATGACGATGGGCTGTCCTGCCTCAAGCCGCGGCACTGTTCACCTCGATCTGCGCAGTCAGTTGGATAACCACAAACTTCACCGGCGCCGCCATACTGAAGCGGTACACATCAAAGCGCGTAGTCCGCCCGTTACGGCGCCAGATAGCGCGGCGGGTGTATTCGCCGACCTTGCCCATGGCGCGCTCACGCTCATTGCCCCAGGTCTTTCCGCCATCGCGGGAAATCTTGAGGCGGATTTTCGGATCAGGCTCTGCCGCGTTGCCTACCCCGCTTTCGGCCGTGAGCTCAAGCTTCGGCACGAAGAATGGCTGCATGTTGTTCTGGAAGGGCTGGGTGGCAAACACCCTCTCCACCCGCTCGCCGTACTCGGTGTAGACATCTGGGTCGAGGCGACCCACACGACCGTCGAGGATGTCCGTGGCGTAGACGTTGCCACCAATCGAGGACATAGTGGACGCGCGGTAGGGGAGCGAGGAGAACGTGCCGTCGCCGTTATTGACCCGCGAGCAGCGCTCTGCCCAGAGACCTGTGGTGGTGTCATACACCAAGCACGTCTGTGGCAGAACAAACCCTACGAAGTAGTGGCCGAACTGGCCATAGGACCAGGCATACACCTCGGAGAGCTCGGTATCGCTCAGGGACTGCAGGAGGTCGTCCACCGCCGGGGTGGAGATCGGCACACCTTCATTGCCCTGGAAGGCAAACACCCGCGGCGCTGCGTCGTTGTCCGCCCCTACCCACAAGTAGGTCGAGTCCGCAACGACCATGGAGAATCGCGCCAACACGCCCTGCTGGATGAACAGGCCAGAGCGTTGGAACGGGTTGTCGCCGATCCCGGTATTCGTGAAGGCCTCGATCGTGCGCTCACCGCCGATAAACAACTGGTTCCGCCACACCAGGGGATACACGATGTCATCCGGCGAAGACTCGGCAGATCCGAAATCCAGCGCGCTCCACACCAGCCCGTCATTGGGGTCGGACAGGATGAACTTGTTCTCGTCCGTCGTGCACAGGAAGTAGCTGTCGATGAACACCACGCCCGTGGCGTTGCCGTTGGCGGTAAAACCGGGGGTAGTAATCTCGGTCAGCGTGTCAGGGGACTCGGTGAAGATGTAACCCTTCGTGCCAGGCACCACGATCATCAACTGCCGGCCGTTGGTCGCCATGGACACCCGACCACGCAGCGAGATTTCGCCGAGGTTCACCACAGAGGTATCGGTGTTGCGCCGGAACAGCCGGTCGCCGTTCACGAAGTAGAGACTGCCATTCATCACCAGCGCGCCGCGGTTGGCATCGAGGATGGAGTCGCCGGTCGTCGCCTCTGACACAATCCCAGGGGTCGCCCACAAAGTCTCCTGCGAAAGCGAGGGCGCTGCGGGGCGGTGTGGGAAGCAGTTGCAGCACTCCTGGGCCGACAAGGGGAGTGAGGGCGACTTGTAGAACCCGTTGGCAATAGGTAGAGCGGTTACGGCCACAGATCACCCCCGGAGGCCGAGACCTTCAGTACCGCGTCGGTCAGGGTGATGTTGGCTGTGCCCTCCACGTCCGTGACAAGCACCTCCAGGAACTGGCCGGTTTCAAGAGTGATCGTGCCGGTCAGGTTGAACTGCAACTGATCGGTCGTCAGTGCGTCGGTGGCGTACAGGCGAATGACCCCGCTCTGGCCAATGGCCACCATGCCGGTAGGCGTGGCGCTGGCGGCCTTCACGGTCAGTTGGGCATCGACGGTCAGCTGAACCTTCGGTCCCTCGTTGACAATGCGCCCACCCACATCGGCGGACAGCCCCTGCAATCCCTCGACGCGCCAGGTGCCTTGCACTTTCTCGGCGCCGCCCGCCTGGGTGATTTCCGTCTCCCGGCGGTTCGCCGCCATGGACAGGTGGGCTTTCGGGCAAGGGCCGAAGAAATGGGTACCGCGGGTGTTGTGGTAGTTCCCTGACCCCATTGATAGCGTCGACGGCAGCGCGGTATCGCCGATGTGCACACCGAGGTGCTCGAGTGTCGCCATGCCGGACTCGGCCTGCCGGGCCAGTCCGACCGTCACCGGCGCGGAGTACTGCGGCGCCAGTTCAATAGCAAGGTTTGCTGCGATGCCGCGTATCGCCCCTTTCGGGACCGTCAAGATGTCCGAGACGTTGCACACCTCGCTGTAGCCCAGTCGAATGCCGTCGGCCTCCAGAGCCAGCATGAGGTTGTTCAGGGCCTCGATACCATCTGCATACTCGTCGGCTTCCAGCGGCGATTCAGACCCCTCCGAGAGGATGTGCAGCATGGCCTGCCGAATTACATCACCCGCGCTCGTCAACCCAAAGCAGGCCGACTGCATGACCGTGACAGCAATAGGGGGGATCGATCCGCTAACCGACTCCGTGCCCGCCGTTGAGACCGGGACCGTGGCGACTGCAAAATTAGCAGTCATTACGACACCCTCAGATAGTCACTGCCATCCCGCCATATGGCACCAGCCACTCCTGGGTCACTGGTGGGCAGCGCTGGCATAACGGGCTGTCCTGCCTGGTTCAGATAGAACTTACTGGTGCCCCCGATCTGGAAATCCATTAGCTTGGCGGACGTATGGGATAGCGTGGTAGCGCAGTTGAAATTAAAGGCTGTGCGGTTCGTGCCGTTTGTCATCACTGAGGTAATGCCCACAGTTTCATCCAGGAACACGAGCGAGTTACTGAACGCGGTCAGGCCCAGGAAGTTGGTATTGAACCCCCTGCAATGCAGTCCACCGGCAGAATCAATCCATGCCTGCTGAACCCCCGCGTTTTTCCACTCCACTAGAGCGGCGCTCTGGTTGGTCAGGTTGTTGGTCGTGTCAAACGAGTGGGCAATGGCAGAGGCGCCGTCAGCCACATCCGAGTGATAGCCTGTAACCGCCAGTGAGCCGTCCTTGTCGATGTAGGCGATCTCAGAACCGTTTTTCCGCAGGCTTACCAGCTTCGCGCCGGCCGTCGTCAGGTCATTGACCGTATCGAGAATGTGGGCCACGGCACTCGCGCCATCCGCCACATCGGAAATCAGTTCAGCGATTTTCAGTTTGCCGTCCTTGTCCAGATAGGCCTTCTCGCTGCCGTTGTTCTTCCATGAAACGAGTTTGGCCGCAGCGTTGACCAAGGCGTTGGCTGTGTCGAAGTCATAAGCAATGGCGTCCGCGGCATCCTCCACGTCAGAGGAGGCAGCGCCTTTTAGCCAGCTTAGAAACTTGGCGTCCCGCGGCGACAGGTTGGACTGAGATGACGGCGCCAGAAGCTCACGGGCGCACTGCACGCCCTGCTGATTCAAACTGGGGCCGTCAGCATGGCCATACACGTCAACAAAGGTCAGACCTTCGCCGCTGACCAGGCGAGCATTGTTGTCAAGCCGTTGGGCCGCACGCTCAATGCCTGAAAAGTACGTATTGGCAATAAGTGCTGGGGACAGCGTGCACATCAGCCACTGAGTGCCCCACCGGGACGCCCATTTGCTCTCCATGTTCTCCTTGAAGGCAATAAAATCGTCCGCGTAATCCTCCGGGTCGCGGGAGATATCGGACTCCCCCTGCCACCAGATAACCGCATCGGGGGCCGTGATGTTTGGCCACGTAGCCTGCAACAGGGTCAGCGCCTGACTGACCCTGGCGCTCAAATGTGCTTCAACCTCGGCCGCCTCATCCCAGCCGGAGATAGGCTCCCCGCTCTTGGCCACTTGCACCATGTACACAGGACGGCCAGTCCACTGCTCGAGCGCATTGGCGCAAGACCATCCCACGTTGCCGTAAGGCGATCCTGCGGTCCCGCCGGTCTGTCCCCGCATGCCCACCATGACGCCGCTTGAAAAACCGCTATCCCTTAGTGGGTCGGCAATCTCAAACGCGTATGGCGCAGTAAGTGGAACCTCAGATTGCAAATCGAACACGTTACTGTTTATCGGCATGGAGGTCGGCGTGTCCTGGTATACGCCGATCTGGTTGCTCTGCCCGGTAACAACCAAAAAGATGGGCTCGCCTTTCGGCTTACCCGGGAATGGCGCAACGATATTGCGAATGTCCTCGCGCTCTTCGCTGGTCATGACCTTGGCAGAACTCGTCTCGGCCATCTTGCCCATATCCTTCAGGGCTTCTTCATCGGCGACGATGAAGATGGATTTGGTGCCGGAGGGCCAATCAACCTTGTTGTTGCTGTTGCTCGAGGTCTTGATGGTTGCTCGAGTTATGGTATTAGTGGCGGAGTCCCAGACGCCGCGGCCAGTCTCGTAGTCCGTGACAGACTCACTGATCGCTTTGGTCCGGTAGGGGTATTCTTCCCCATGCACGAGCACCCCAACCATGGGACCGTACTCGTCCAAAGGGCCATCGATTACATAATCGTCGAGGCCGGCCGTTGCCGAGATACCGGCAGCATTGTCTGGTATTTCCGCCATGGATTATTCGGCCTTGGTTTTCGCCTTGGCCTTGGTTTTCGCCTTGGCCGGCTCCCAGCCCAGCGACTCAGCGTGAGCCACAGAGTTTTCGTTGATCTGAATTTCGGTGCCGTTAGGCTTCACGTAATCCAGCAGTTCGGGGGTTTCTTCAGGCATGACGCCCTCCTGAAATGACTAGGCCCCCTTGCGGGGGCCGGTGGGTTTACGCGAGACCCCAGCCGTGGCCCGCAAAGAACGGGTTCAGCGCGGCGTAGGCAGGGCGGAAGTCAATACGGACCTTCTGCTGGTTCTCCAGGAAGCCCACACCCTTCGAGATACGCAGCATCAGGTTGTCCTTGGTGACAGCCAGCGTATCGGTGGAGTGAAGCTTCTTGATGGGCACGGAGCCCACGGAGAACGCCTGCTTGTGCCAGAACAGGTTCGGTTGCAGGACGGAGCTGTGCGCGCCACCCAGGGTCACGACATCGCCGCTGGTCAAGGCGGTCTCGATGGTGTTGTAGGCACCGCCGGACTCGAAGATACCGGGGCCGCTGACCACGAGATTGCCTTCGCCCGAACTGCCCAGCGTGACCGCATTCTGCACAATGCCGCTGAACAGAATCTGGTTGCCCGCGCCATCCACCATGGGCTGGCGGGTGGACAGGTTCAGCCTGTTGCGACCGGTGACCGTAACCACTTCACCTGCACGCACCTGCAGGTTCGCACCGAAGGCGGTGACGGGCAGGGTCTGCTGCATGGTGTCCTTGTGCGCGACGTAGGTCGGTGTGGGCGTGCCAGACAGGGTGCCCGCGCGGTCGGTGACGCTGTGCGTGCTGTAGCTGGCCAGGGAGGTGCACGACATGACGCGCAGGCCGGCAAAGTTCTCCTTGATGATGGCGCGCTTGTTGGCGTCGCCAGCTTCAGGGTTCACACCAAGGCCGCGCTGTTGGTCGGCCAGCTCCACCTGGGTGAAGGGGTTCATCGCGTAGCACCAGGTGTCATCCCGCGGAGCGCCGATGGCTTCCAGGGTGGCGCCGGCGTTGGCGACATCCTTCCAGGCGTCGACTGCGGTGCCGACAACGCCCGCAAGCAGGCCGCAGTTGCGCATCATGAATGCGGCGAAGTCGAGCTCGAAGTCGGTCACAATCCGATTCATCATCGGCAGGTCGACCAGCTCGTTCTTCTGGTGCATCTTGATGGCTTCGTCGGCTTCGTTGTAGTCGACAAGGACGGTGAAGTAGTCCTGCACCTCACCCTTGGCCTTACCGTAGATGATGTCCGACACATTGCCGCCGCCGGACACGTCACCAGTCGGGGTGCGACGAGAAACGTAGTCAGTGGGACGCTTGAAATCAACGATTGTGCCGGTATCCGCTTTTTCAAAGCGACCATCCAGCAATTGGGTGTCGACGTTCTTGCTCAGGGAGCGGCGTGTTTCAAACGCCTTGAGAATGACGGGAGCAAGCTTCCGAGTGAAGTTGCTGTCGTAATTGTTAGCCATGGGAAAACCCTCTGTTTGGCATCGATAGAGTCGTTTTCCGGTGCTGTTCCGGTGTTAAGCAGCAAAGTCTCGGCGCTGTGGGCCGGAATAAGCAGCAAGGTCAACGACCATCGGGCCAAACAGAAAGGTCCCGTGGGGTTATTTATATGCACACCTTGGCGGTGCGCGTCAACAGGTCAGGAGTACGTCCCCCACTTATCGTCATCGTTCGTCTTGACGCTGCCGCCACCGAGATCGGTATCTGCGGGCGGGGGTGGGGGCTCGGGTGATTTCGTGCGCGCCTTCGGTTTGATGTTCGTCGCGATGTAGTCCGCGGCGCGCATGGGGTGCATCGCATTGATTTTCTGCAGCTCGCCCAGGTTGTTTCCCAGGTACAACGTAATCTCCGGGCCGCGCTCGTCATCGAGGATGTATTCGAACACGTCGTCCTGAATACCGACTTCAGCCACCGCCTCGCCAGCCTGCGCAAGTGCCTGCTGGTCAACCTTGAGCGTCTGGACTCGAGCTGCATAACCCTGCACACGCTTGTCGAACGCTTCCTGGGCTTCACGGTGTTGCTGTTCCTGCTGACTTCGTTGGTCGCCCTGGCGCAGTTCCTGCTCTCGGTCCCATGCGGCCTGCGCGGCCTTCGCGTCGGCCCATGCTTCCATGTCCCGTGCATAGTTGGGGTCGAGGTCATCGGTGGGTTTGTCGGGCACTTGGGGGCGGTCAGAGCCTTTCAGGCGCTGCAGTTCTTCCTCGGCCCGCTTCGCCCGTTCCTCGGCTTCCTCGCGCTGGCGCTTCGCCTCGCGCTTTTCGAAGGCCTCCTTGCGCACCCGCTCGTT